GCCTTGGAAATTAGATACTGCGCTACCCGGAAGTACGAATGTAGTTGTTACGCTTCCGCCGACAGCCACAGTAAGTTGAAAGTCATACGTTACGCCTACGTTGCCTGTAGACAGCGCGGGAAGGTTAACAATATTGGCTGCTGCCCCGTTAATCAAAAACAAAGTTCCTGATTGAGCCGCCGTCAAGGTTTCTGTTTTTGCGCCCGCTGCATTGAAGTCTGTGTTAACAGAGCGCCTAGCAGTAACATAACCGCTAGTGGTTATGTTGCCGCTGCTGTCTATGTCCAAATTGGTAGTAACCGTGCCAGTACCCGAAGCAACAGAAATCTGCTCGAAGCCGTTTTCTGAACGAACGGGACCATTAAAAGTCGTATTAGCCATGATTATCTCCTGTCGTGGCTAGTGTCAGCCACACAATGCGGCTGTCAGGGATAAATTTATTCTAAATGTTGTTAAGACAAAAAGAAAGGGGCAACCGAAGTCGCCCCTCTCCTAAAGACTGCAAAGCCTTATTTATGCTGCGCCAGCCGTACCGAAAACGCAACGCCAATCGGAAACACCGAAGCTATAACGTTCACGAGCTTTAAAACGCATGTTACCGGTATCAAAGTCCCCTTCCATTGCGGTTTTAATCCGCGAACGGTTGAAGTTTTTGAAGCCGTTAGGCGCGTCCGTCTTGATGAAGAAAGCATCCGTGTCGGTGAGGAAGTGATTTACCGCCGCACCGTCAGGGAGCATTCCCATAGACTTCACCGCATTCAAGTCGTTGTCCGCTGTTCCAGAGCGAAGGCTGGAATTTATAACCCGCTCTGCAATAAATTGAAGCTCTTTTGGAATGATAAGCTTCATTCCACGAACCGCAATTTTAAGACCACGCTCGTCCGTTAGACCAGCAACGTCTATCAGCATCTGCTCAAGAGAAGTCTCGTTGAGGTCCGCAGCAGTTGATAGAACATTACGCTGGTTGCCAGACAAAGAAGGATGAGAGCTGGAACAAAGGGCAGCACCATCTCCAATCGCGCTTGAGCCTGTCGAGAACGCATTGTTCAAGATCGCCGCTGCTTTGATCTGCTTTGTCTGCGCCATAGAGCGAGCCAGAGCTTTGGTGTAACGAGACGCCAAACGATCATACAGATTATCTTCAATAGCTTCCTCTGTAATAGAGAAGGCCAAAGCGATAGTTTCGTGGGTGTAACGAGCGGTATAGGTCTCTTGGGCATCGTCAAAAGTGATGGCTCCGCCTTCACTTTTTACGGGTGCCGTTGAGAACCCACCAAGCATTACTTCTTCTTCAAAAGCCCGGTCGGAAGACTCCTCCTCGAAAATCTCCGAAGACTCATTTTCGTAACGGTTATATTCAAGGCCGAACAAGGCGTTAAGGCCGGGTTCAAGCTCTTTCGCTAGTTGTGCGCGAGAGATAGCCATTTTCTATATCCCTTCCTTAAATGCCGGTTGATGCTGCCGTCGTCTGCGAAGCAGAGTTCGAGCAGGGGGCATTATGATGGAAATTAAACCGAACAATGAAATTTACCCCAGCAGAAGCGTAGTCAAGGTTCGATATATCTGTCGAGAGCCCCTGAATACGCATCAACAACGTTGCCGTTGCCGCCGCAGTGGAAATATCAAGTTCAGCCGTGGAACGGCCCGTGTTGGTAGAACCCGACGTGCCGGTCGCCAGCGAACAATTGCTAAAAACGTCCGCCAAAGCTGTGGCGCGGTCCGTAACCGTTGCATCTGCTGAGATGAGAAACAGTTGATTCGGATTATCCGCAACAAAAGCTTTAACAGGAAAGTTCGTATCAATACTTGCGCCGCCTGAACCAGGCCAGTAGTTTTTCCAAACAGTCTTCTTAGAAGAGCTGTCAACATATTCAACGCCCATTAGAACTCCGAGCGCAGGTACTGTACCACCCGCAGCGGCTCCAACAATATCAATTTCGCCAGCGGCCAACGGAATTACCGGGGAATACTGGTAAATAACGTTAGTGTTGTCGTTAGCGATTTCATATTGAGTTACGCCAGTAGTGTTAGCACCTGCACCAGTAAGCCCGATGGGACGAAGACCAAAGGCAGTGTCTTGGTTTGCCATTTTATCTTACTCCAATCAGGGCGACCCTACTTTTTGGGGCCGCCGAAGGTTACACGAGATTGACGATCAGCATTGCTGATCCTCATCGTTGAATGTGCGTTCTCCCTCATCATGTCCTGATCGACCGCTTGCATCTGGTCCGAATTACGGCTTTTAAAGTATTCGGTACGCTCTGCAACAGTCTCCTCGGGAATCCGAGCGAGAAGCAAACCGCCAACTCCAAATACACCCTTATATTTACCTGTTTCCACAACGGGCGCTTCAAAATCAGGATGCTCATCCTTACGGACAAGCTCCCAGCCTTCGCGCATCTTGGCACTGATGTTTTTTGTGTCGTCAAACCCTCGCGTTTCGGCTCGAATCCAACGGTTTTTAAAGCCATCAGGGGCAGGTGGTGCATCTAACATTGACGGGGGAGCCCAAGGCTTACGAACGGCCTTTTTGTCCCGAGTTTGGTTAGCGCGAGAAGCCCGATTTATGGAAACACCGCCACTGTCGTTCTGGTCATCCATCTTTCTTACTCCTTCACGTATTTCGCATATTCTTCAAGCGGCACACCCAATTTCTTCGCTATAGCAACCTGGCTCGGAGTGAGTCGAACCTTTCTTCCACTGCGCCCAGGAGTGTTTCTAGAAGCGCCAACTACCGTCTGAGCGGGCCGTCTGTTAGCGCCTTTCCCACCTATATTAAACTTATCAGAAATACGATGGTCTAGTTCGTTATAGTAGTCATCGCTCTGCGGGTCAAACCCTTCGTCTTCTACTAGCGACTTATGTATCCCAAAGGCCGCATAAGTCATGGCCTGGTCTTGACCAAACCAGCTATTATTAACCGCCCACTGTTCCGCTTTTCTGTCTGGACGTTTGGGCTGTTGAGCGGGCATAGGCTGACGAGCCTGATGCGCCTTCGCCGCTTGTGCCTGCTGACGCGCTCTTTCAGATTGAGACTTAGCCTGAGACGCTCGATCCGCCTGGATCGCAAGCGTAGTAAGCTGTCGTTGAGCGGCAACTGTTCCGCTCGGGTCCCCAAGTTCTATAGCCCTAGTCAGGGCCGCCTCGGCCTGCTCAATCTGAGTGGTAACGCGATTAGTGTACTCCGACACATAGTTGGTGTCGAGATTCTGCATCCGATTTTTTAGAGAGGACGACTCGACCTGAACAGCCTGAGCATATCGGACGGCTTCTTGTTCCCGTCGTTCCGCTTCGCGCATCTTCTTTGTTAGACGGTCAATCCTCTTCTGTGTAGAGGTTTCCGCTTTCTTAAACTGGTCATCAGAGTCCTGGTCCGCGCCAACATCTTTGTCGTCAGAGACCTCAACTTCCGTCGCTTGAGCCTTATCTAAATCTAGTTCGACCTGATCGTTCTCGTCGTCCGCCACGCTATATCTCCTTACAAATGGTGAATATCTTCTGGGCCCAGAATAGTTGCTAGAATCTCGTCATCATTGAGAATCCGAACTTCTCCCCCGTCAATCTGGAATCGCGAGCCCGCGTAACGAGCAAACATCACCCACTGCTTTTCTTTGCACCAGGCCCCAGAGGGGAACTTTTCTGTGTCTTTATATGCCAGGGGTCCAACTTTAAGGACGTATCCCACCTGTGTAGATATCTGGCTTTTTTCCTGAACCTCACTGGGAAGTAAAACACCCCCCGTGGTCTTTGACCCGCCTTGGTACGGTAGGATCAGTATGCGCCAGCCGGTAGGAGAGGGCATTCTATCAAGAAGAGTCTTCCCAATCGTATCGGGATTAAGCCTCGGTTCTTCTGCGTAGGCCTCTCCAAGGTTTTTTGCCTTGGTTTTCTTGGACATGTTAGCTACAGCCTCTTTGGCCGCGCTCAAGTCAAGCTTAACGTCTTTATTCATCCGATAGCTCCTGTTTCTCTAGCAGGCTCTTGAGTTCCTGTTCCACGTGATTAAGGCACTCCATGTTGCCCATAAGCTCACGATAATGCTCCATAGACTTTACGTTACCGTAGATCATTAAGTCGGTAACCGCTTGCCGTCTTTCTCTCAAGACTCGAAAGACGGCCTCTGCTACATAAATATCTTCCATATACTCCTCGTATAATATCGAACAATGTCCGATATTGTCCTAGCACATCTTATATAAGAGGAGCTAGGCCAAACTGCACCTTTATGCGATTTATCTTGTAGGCGTTTTAAAGGCCCATAAAATGCGTTCCCTTAATCGCAGCTCCCGTTCCACGGGTCTTTTGCCTGCGAATCTTGTCGCCCGCTACAGGAGCGTCAGCCGTCTTGCCGTAAGGAATACGCCCCTGACCGTTAATGTCGGCATACGGAACGGCTTTTGCGGAAGCCTTTGGTGCGGAACCCTTGTATCTTACTTTACCCTTCATTGCGTACCTCCATTATTCCGTTGTTTAAGGATTTCTCTTTCCATCGCAGATTGAATACGCGCCGAGGTCTGCTTCTCCTGAGAGGATAAGCGTTGATTAAATTGCTTGGCGCGAGTCTGCTGGTTCTGTGCGTCCAACTGTAACTTCGATTGGTCGATCTGATTGTCGGCTTGATCTGCTTCTGCCCGAAGCTGTAGCTCTTTTTCCTTGAGCTGAACAACAGGGTCGGGAGCCCCGGCCCCCGAAAGTTGACCCGATAGCTCTTTTACGGCCTGCAAGCCCTCCGCAATAAACTGCGCGGTTCGCTTCTCCATATCAAGCATCTGCATGTCGTCAGCAGGCTTCCCTGTCTGCTGAACCTGTTGCAAGTAGGCCACCGCGGCCTTTTCTTTCGACTCTATCTGAACGTGTTCCATGATATGCTTCTGTAAGTTCATGGCAATCTCAGGGATCGAACCCGCTGTCGGGGACGTTCCAAAAACCAGGTGAGCAACAATGTGAGCCTGGTGGTTCTGACCCTCAAAAGCCCTTAACTGAAGCAAATCAAGAGCATTTATATTCTCTTGAGCAGGGTCTATCGGGATAGGGTCCTCCATAGGAACCGATTTCATAATACGATCTACGTCCGTCACGCCTAAAGCCTCATACATGTCACGGAAAACCTCGTGAAGGTTATGAAGCTGAGGAGCTTCAGTCGCAAGCTGTAGTTTTGTCTGAGCAAGCATAATACGCTGCGACTGGCTAAAGACGTTAGGATTGCTGACCGGGACAACATCCACACGATCATCAAAATCCTTGGCCATAATCGTCTCGTCGCCGCCCGCAACCGAATACGGATATTCCTGCGGCAAACTCTCCGACATCACCCGCGCAAGAATCTTAAACTCCTGGCGCATCGCATAATGTAACCGCTTGTGAACGGCACTCATAACCCGCGAGCCCTGCTCCATCATTGCAATGGTCGTACCAACAGCAGCCTGCTGGTTTCCGTCGCCAACCTTTAGGTCCGTGATGGTCGCAAACCGCTGCCCAGCCTCAACCACAAACCCAAGCAAATTAAACAAGGTCTGGTCGGGGCCCTTAAAGGGCAAAGGTATTAGGCTGTCGCGGATCGCACCGCCAGGAGCGTCAACGTCACGGAACTCTCCAGGCTGCAAAGGCTCGTCGTCATTTCTGATCCGTAGGCCGCGGGCCTTGAATCCAGCAGGTAGGTTTGAAAGCGTCCCTGCGTCAATCAACTGTCGAAGTGCCGATGTAGCGGTTCGAGACAACCCGCCAATCGTGTGGATTAGACCTAGGCCATAAAAACCAAACCCAGGTAGGAATTTGTAATGGGTGAAATACTGAATCTTCTTTTTAAGCTCGTCGCCATCCCGATAATTCCGCCTTATAGACAGAACCTTACCGTTGTCCTCGGAAAGCGTAACGACATACGGAATCTTAATCCCCGTAGGTTCATCATCATCATCCGTGTCCTCATAGCCCTCTAAGTCCAAATCAACGTGGCATTCCATGATCGTGCAGTCGTAATCAATCTGGTTAGCCTCTACGCCGTCAATCTTATCAATCTCGTCCGATAACTGAGAGGACTCCTTCTGCGCCGGGATAACTTCAACATCTAGATAGACACCCGCGATCTGACGCTTACGCAAATCATTAAGAGACATCCGAACAACTTGCGTAATGTTAGGACATGATTCGAGGTCCGCAGTCTCATACGGAACCACCAAATTCTCCGCAGGGACAAACTTGGAAACCGCACGACCAAGAGGCTCATCGTAGTACGTCTTCTTAAACGTCGAACCCGCCAAAGGTAAGTAGAACAACATCTGGTCCATGTCCGGCGTGTACTCTTCCATCACACTCGTGATGTAGTAATTCATAAAGCTCTTGACGCGCTGGGCCTGCTGGTTCTTAGCCGTCGTCTCCTTCCCCATCACAACCGTGCGAACGGGACCCGAGGCAGGAAGCAATTCATTAAACGCCTGCGCCTGAAACTGAGTGGCAGCCTCCGCAAGTAAAGGATGGGTTACGCCAGAAGCGCCCCGGAAAGGCTGGGAGCGATCTTGGTAAGTAAACCCTAAAAGCTCAAGGCCGTTGGCATACGCATCTTCCCAATCCTGACGGCCCGCCTTGTTTGCGTCAAACTCCGACAAAAGCTCCGAGGAAATACGTTGTAGCTCGCGGTCCGGCATTTCTTCAGCAAGGTTGGCATAGAAGTCATCGCTTTCCCCGCGCTGGTCCTTCGGCTCAAAGTCAACCTCAACCCCACCGTCTTCCGTAGGGGAAATATCAATCTCACCGAGGTCCTCCACTCCGATCATCGCGATTACATCGTTTTGCGAATCAGGAATCTCTAGCTCCATCTCCGCAGATAGATCGCGCTCGTCTAGCTGAGACGGAACGTTCCGAACTATCATGCCCGCATCTGGTCTACCGTTCGCCATAGTTTCTCCTAATGGTCACTTAAAAAATGACCCCGTTCGTCCCGAGGGAAGTAAACGTCCGGCCCATCCTTCGGGCTTTCAAAAGAGCCCTCGGAGGGCGCTCTTCCCATGATAACCCTTAACTGTTCAAAAATCTTTTTGTCTACGGCTTGTGCAAGCTCGGCAGGCGAAGCGTTGATTCCTGCCTGCCTAAATATATCCCGACCAAATGCATTATTCCGCTGGTCCATTTGGACATACAGTTTGTTCTTACCAAACTCCCCCATGTTTCCAATTTTTTCCGCGGTCTCAGGTCCGTACCCCAAAGAAACAAGACCCGATCCAAGCATGTGCGCGCGAGCATCTCGTAGTTCCTGGGGCGTTGGCATAAAATCACGCCCAGGGGGCATAGAGTGCCGCGTCTTACCGGACAAAGGATTTATTCCAACGTCACCCCCTTCAAAGGTTTCAACCGGATAATTATAGTCCTCCGCCAAAACCTGGAAAAAAGGACGGTCTTCCTCGGGGTAAAACACATCCCGAAGAGGAGAATTGCGCTCTCCCGAAGAGGAAATTGCGCTGCTGTTTGAAGCCGGAAAAGGTAACGGTATTTCGCTATCCTCGTTTGAGAAAAGCCTGTCTAAGAAAAACCGAGAAACGCCCTTTTCCTCGTACTCGGGAGCGTACTCGGAAGCGTACTCGGGAGCGTACTCGGGAGCGTACTCGGGAGCGTACTCGGGAGCGTCCGCTACACCCGACAAGCTTTCCCCCGCAAGAACAGTAGCGCCCCCGTCCTCCATGTAAGAAACAAAGCCACCCGATCCAAGATTAACCGACGATCTATTCATGTTTGGGGTTTCCAAAACGACGCCCCCAGAGGCTTTTTGTTGGGCGGTATCTGGTCCATAACGCCGAGCCAACTTTATTAAATTCAAGATTTGGTCGCTGTTAGCTAGCGTATTAAGCCGTGATATAACGCCGTCCAATCTAGAATAACTGCCTTTAGGGTATTGGCTCGATACTGACCTTGGGGCGTTTCCATAGGTGTTAAGCCCAAGGTTGTTATCTATAAGCCGCCGTACAATAGGTTCTTCCGTATGCTCATCTATAAAGTCCTGGTCTTCTTTCTCTAAGTAAGGCCATAATTCATGTATGGCTTTGTGCATAAGCTCATGTTCAACAGTGTCCGTACCTTTTCCATAATCCCCGTAAGCAACTTCAGGCCCT